GACCATTAGAGCTTACCCAATTTCATATGGTGTATCACTATCGGTGTTTGCGAAACTATCAACCCGGAGGTATCATTAATGATTGCTGCAATACAGCATGTTTCAGTGGTCATCTTGTGTGTGTGAAATTTTACAAATTTTCAATATCTTGCACTATCTGTTGTACGATAGTTTGGCACTCGCTTTCAAAATTTCTTTGGGTCTGGATATCAATACCAAACGCTTCCTCAAAAGAAATTCGTGCCTCATCACACACAACTTGGACTTTTTGGTTAACTAGCCTAGATGCGATCTTACTCCTATAATTAAAGTCTGTAAATTCTAGGGTTACTTCATCTGGAATTTGGGTGATAAGCTGACAACACAACTCTTGTATCATGGGAACACCTCTATGTAGGGCTAACTCACACTGTGCAACTGCTTTAACATATTGGCGTGCCACGCGTGGGTTGACTAGATATTTTTGAGAACAAAACATCTTAGAGATTGTATCCCATGGTTTCCTAACCATGATTGGTGGTGTTGTCATAATTTTACTACATTGACAATGGACTAGTTTCTCCATTGTAGATTCCACGAGTGTTACCTCATGGCCCATCTCCAGGTACATATTTTTAACTCTTACAATTTCTTGTGGACTCAAGTGACCCTCCGTCACCAACACAACATCGTCACCATCAAGTCTGAATGATGCATCTAGTTGCATTTCTTTGATTATTGCTTTTAACATTGCATAGCAGACTAGGCTTGTCCCTAACCCAGTGTTGACATCACCCGAGGCACGCCTACCTATAGTAGTATATTTGATTCCGCCTGGGGTACGTCCGACATTCTTTAACTGCCAACCTAGCATTTTACGTAAGTAGGGATCGTTTTTATACGCCCTATTATAAACACTATGCTCTAACTCAAGCATCTCCTTACACGTGTGCGCATCACATTTAGAACAATCAATAAGATAAGCTACAGGGTTGGTAAACGGGAAGGTGAGTGATTGGGCTCTCTCCTCCTGGTTCTGCCCTTTGACTATCTCAGGGCGTTTAAACAACCAGTGTTCAACTGGTCTGAGGTATCTCATTAATTCTAAGTTGTACCTCGGGTCTCTCCCCTGTATTACGCGTGGAGCCTTAACTTTAAGTGTGGCTTTGTCGAACTTTTCAACTTTTAAAAAGCATTTAATCAACGCATCTGCTTTACAAAGAGGCTGGTTCCGTAAGGATTCAGCAGCGTCTAAGTACCTTTGTTTCAATACTCCTGTATACTTGTTGATGACAGTCGCTCTATTCATATACTTCATTGGAGGTATGGCACATTTGAGGTGATTAATCTCTTTCTTAAATGCC